GCGTCGGACGCCAGCTGGAACTGGATCGTGCCGGCAGAGCCGCCGGTGATGATCTCCGTGTCAGTCTGGATGACCAGGTACAGAGGCTGGCCGTTGCCGATGTCGCTGGACGTGGCGCCCAGGTCAATCACGTCACCGATCAGCGCGGTGCCGGCAGAACCGGCGACCGAGACTGCATCGGCAAATTCATTACGCTCGTCGAGAATCATGATGCTTTCCTTTCTTTGATTGAGCCGATTAGATGCCGGACTCGGTGTTGGTGATGGCGTCGCAGCGGCGCACAGGGATACCGTCAAACATGGTGACGTGCTTGCCTGCTACCTGTTCGATAGTCAGGGTGGAAGCCGCGACCTTGTTGGCGATCTGGCGACGCAGGAACGAACGCAGCGTGCGGTTCATGTAGAACGCAGGACGGCCCATCGACAGCGAAGGGATCAGCTCCACAGCCTGAGTCATCAAATCGATCAGGTCAGGACCGGACGCGGCATTCTTGACCAGGTCTTCCTGATCGAGGTTGACGCGAACCACATAGCGCCAGTCACGAACCGACAGACCGCAGTCCCAGCGATAGTGCGTGCGGTAGGCTTCCATGCGGCCGCCGTTGCCGTCCACGTTCTCGATGGTGACCTGGCCTTTGTCTTCCATGTTTAAGCCCGCCTTGCTGCCCTTGGGGTAGATGCCGTGGACAGTGTTTGGACCCCAGACCACCAGCCAGATCGAGGTGTTGTCGGTGCTGTCAGGTGTCGCTGCGCTGGTGATGATGTTGTCGCCATTTTCTGCCGACTGATCATTAAAGCGCGCACCAAAACCTGTGAAGGCTTCAGGCTCAGTGGCTTCGTTACCGTAGAACAGCGTCGAGGCAAACTCCTGGTTCATGCCTTCGATGTGCGCACGATCTTCCGAGAGACGAAATGCCGCGGTGTTGCCGTTCAAATCAGCCAATGCCTTGTCGACTTCGGCATACGCTTCGAGCATACCGGTCGCATCGGTCACTTGCACGGTACGCGATTTGCCAGGCTGCACGCCGCCGTACAGTTTGCGCCACGTTGGGGTGGGCAGACCGGTGCGAATGGTGGTGCGGTGGCCGGTCGGCAGGTTACCTTCAAGCCAGACCATGTCGTCCAAGATCTCGTTGGTCTGGTTCATGATCTCTGCGATCGTGTCGATCTTGCCCTGGGGGTCCAGACGCTTTGTCACGTCCAGCAGGGTTGGGTGGGTAGTTGCAAGGGTTGCCATTTAACTTCCTTTCATTTCATGTTGGGGAACATACGTTTGCTTTGGTCGGCTTCAGCGCCGCCGGCGTTACCGCCAACATGCGTGTCCTCGGCCATCGCTTTGCCAATGCGCGCAAACACTCGCACAAGCTCCGGGTGGTTTCCCATGCCGTATGAGTCGAGCGCTGATTTGAGCTCCGGCGTGCCGAACTTGTTGATCGCGTTTTGAGCATGCTTCACGCTGGGCGTGAAACTGTCGCCACCGATCTCCTTGTCCGATTTCATGTCGGATACCCACTTTGCAATCGTCTGGTTCCAGCTCTCCTGCTGCTGCTGTACGGACTTCTGCATCCGGTTGGCATATATGCTCGCCAGCTTCTGCGCTTGCTCGTTGTTCAGATTGAGCTCTCGCGCAATCGGATCAAACTCAGCTAGGGCTTCCTGGTCGAGCTCCATGCCATCGGGCAATTGAAACTCGTACTTTTCCGGTGGACCTTCGGGTTTCGCATCCTTGTTATCGGTCTGCTTGTCACCCGTATCTCCGGTGCCTGCATCAGTGGTATCGCCAGACGCTTGATCTGGTTTCGCCTGGTTCACGTTGCCCGTCGGCTCAGTGGTCAGTACGGAACCAGCACCAGCTGCGTCGCCACCTTGTGCCGTGTTTGCGGTGTTGTCCTGCACGGCGTTGGTATCTGCGTCAGCCATTGGTTCTGTCATCCTCTTTGGATTCGTTCATCATCACGACGTACTGGTCAGCAGCTGCTGCCATCACGTCCGCCAAAACAATGAGGCCGATGTTGCGCTGGCCTTCATTAAAAAACGTGGTGCTGTTTCCCGTAAACGATGTGCGAAACACACCAGCCCGGTCGAGCAAACGCCACACAAATCGGCGACCTTCGCGGGTGGACATCATCTTCTTCATGTCCGCCAGCTCGATGTCGCGCAAGCGCTCATCTTTGCGCTTGCGATCCTTGACCTGCGACTCTTCAGCCGCGTTGAAACTTTTGTCCTTGTCGCTCATTTCTTTGGCGGCTTCTTGCCGTAGCCCTTCTTCATGGCATCTCCTTTATCACGCGGGCGCGCCGCGCAGGTTGTTGATCATGTTGGTCAGCGCATTCTCATCAGTGACTTCTGTCTCGGAAAGGGTCTTCGCGCTTTGCGCGCCCTGCTGCGCCATTTGCATGGCCATCATCGAGTTCTGCTGCTGGGCACGCTGGGCTCGCACCTCTGCCACTTCGGCGTCGTCTTTGATGATCGACGGTGGCACGCCAAGCATTGAGCTGTACTCGTCAAGCGCTTGGTCAAAATCGATTTTGTCGAGCACCTGCGGGTTGGCTTGCGCCATCTGGCCGGCAAACTGCATCGTGCGCTCAATCGATGAGATGCCCACCATCTTCATGGCCTGGGCCATCACGCTGATGTACTCGACCGACAGATCTATGCCCTGCAGCTCTTTGGGCGGCGGCGGGATCATGCCGACCTTCATCATGATGTTAAATGCGCGATCAATCAGCGGGTCCAGCAGCTCATCGTTTAGACGCTCAAGCACGGGACCGAGCATCAAAAGCTTCTCTTCGTGGCGCTCTTGGATCTCGCGGGCGGTGATGTTGCTGCGCGAATCGTTGGCAATCATCAGGAACAAATCCTCGAAGAACGCACGGCGAATGCGGCCCTGGTTCTCCTGAATGTCCATCATCAGCTCGTTGATACGCGGGTTGATTTGGTAGGCAGGCGCAAATCCCTGGCCGCCTTGCTGCACATCCACGTAGGTCACATCCCCTGGCAGAAGGCTGGCGCGCTGGTTGCGCAGCGATGAAGGCGCCGTCATCGGTGGGTTGACTAGCTTGTCGATTGCCTGGGCCTTGCGTCGCTGCTCGAGCTGCAGCGCTTTGATGTCGCCTAACGCATCCATCGCTGGCGAATAGCCGTAGATGTCCTCGCCCGTCAGCGCCCAGCGAGGCGCCATCAGCGGGAAGTCATCAAAGCCAGACTCGCGCAGAAACTTGTCCTGGTTGTTGCCTGCCTCGTAGTAAACGCTACGAAAACGCTTGTACTTCGATGCTGGCCGGCGCTGGTCGTACTCTTGATTGGGCTCAACCACGTGGATCACATCGATCCAGGCGTCCTTGTTGCCGCGCTCGTAGAGGTTCTTGACTGTTTCCGATACTTGATCGATGCCGAACTGGCCCACCACCTGCGACACCGACATTTGAAACTCACGGTAGCACGTGTCGACATTGCCGCGGTACGACACGCCCAGCATGTAGCTGCCAATCGGATATGGGTAGCAGCGGATCACATCCTCTTGGTCCTCGAGCACCGCAAACGCATTGGTGCCAAAAACACCTAAGTCACCGTAGGTAATGGGCAGCGTGGTGTACAGATTGCTGCGCAGGAAGACTTCAGTCATGCGCGTGCGCACCAGGTCCAGCCACATCTTGACCGGCTTGAATTCGTTTAAGCCAGGATCGGGCGTGCGCAGCGAGAACCACGGGCGCGCAGGTGACGTGATGCCCGACATCATGCCGGAGGCCAGTGTGCGCACCGCCAGTGTTGCGGTGTTATCGACGATCTTGGAATTCTTGCGGTCGCCCCGGTTGCGATCGGTGACAACAAAACGGGATTGGCGCGGCAGGATGTAGTCAGACAGCTCTCGCCAGTGCTCGATAAACGACGATCGCTCGGTCTTTAATGAGCCGAGGCGGCGGTTAAACTGTTCGCGCTTTGTTTCCATCACTTCGTTCCCTTTGGCACGGAGTAGTAGCGGTTACCGTATTTCTTTACCTCAAACCCGCGTTCTTCCTCGCCCTTGACTGCTAAGTCCCAGGTCTTGTGTGACTTGCCTTTCAACAGCAGGTAGCTCTCGTCTGGCAAGCCGTACTTCTTCTTGTCCGCATCACTGGCCATCGTGACCGATCCCCAGTGGCCTTGGTTCTCGCCGCTGGCTGCTGGACCCATGCCAGCAGCCGTTGCGGTTTTGTAGTCATACCCAGAGCTCTCGGCATTGAATACCTGCTGCGCTGCTTGCGCTGGCGGCGCTGATCGCTGCATGCCAGGCAAACACACAATCAGCCACCCAGCACGGTCTTAGGTGCTGCAGTGGCTGCGGCCATACTGTCCTGGGTGTTAGCGTCCATTGCAGCCATGCGCCGGCGTTGCTCATCCTGCTCCGCGTTTACGTCTACCGCAGGCGTGGCTGCAGGCTGCGCAACAGGTGCTGGCACTGGTGCTGGCTGCGATCTGCTACGTCCAAAAAAACACATGTCATGCTCCTAGCAAAGTTTTTTGAGTCGTCGCCGCAGGCGCCTGCACGCCCATGCCGCTTGTCAGAATCGTTGATTGCTGACCCATGGCAGCTGCCTGACGGCGGCGCTCACGGTCCATAGAATCCTGAACAGCCTGCTCCTGCTCGACCGGCGCTACCGGTGGCGGAGGCGGAGGCGGTGGGGGTTTTGAGCTGCCACCAAAGCACATAGATCACCTCATGTGAATATCACAACGTGCACGGATTATCGCACCAATTTGCCCAGAATAATCAAGCGCTTTGCAGCGGATCGTATTCAGTCACCGCTGCTGCCATCTGCCCCAGACTCGGATGAATGTGCGCCAGGCTCGGCGACACCGGGTAAGCAAAGGTCAATGCCAGTGCGTCAGCCTTGTCCGGGCTTCGCCCAATCAAATCCTTGATGTCGTCCTTGTCGCACAATCTGAACTTGTCGCCCTGGAAAGTGTAGGTGGCCGCGATCAGCTCCTCGGCCAGCTCCCTATCCCGCGGCAGCGCACCGCCATCCTTGATCCACTTGGCCATCTCAAACCACATCTCGCTTCGCTTGTTGAAGTACCGGCCATCGAGCGGCTTGCCGCTGAAGTACACCTCGATCGGCGTCTTGTTGATCTGGCGCAGCGCATCCACGACCCCAACGCCATAGCCGCCGGTCGAGTCAACAAAC